CCGGCTTGGAGTTTCCGCGGCGCAATACCGCGCCGGGCTCGAGCGGGAATATGGGCTGGCGCAGCTGACGCATTATGAACAGCGCCAGCTGGCCGAAGAGCAGATCGCGGCGCGGGTGGTGCTTTATGAGGCGAACCAGAGACGGCAGGCGCAACTCGATGCCTATCTTGCGGGGTTGGAGGCGCTGCCCGAGGCCGAAACCGCAGCGGGCGGTGCTGCGGTTGCCGCCGCGGAAGAGGCCGCCACCGGCTGGGCGGCAGTGACGCAGGCGCTCGGGGATTATGCGACCACTGCCATGGACTGGGGCAAGGGGCTTGGCGATACGCTCTCCCGCGCATTTCAGAGCGCGGAATCGGCGTTTCGCAGCTTCGCGATGACCGGCAAGCTCGACTTCAAGGGCCTGATGCAATCAATCCTCGCCGATCTTGCGACGCTTGCCTTCAAGAGCGCCGTGCTGGGGCCGATCGCCAAATGGCTCGGGGGCGCGTTCCCGACGCTCTTTGCCCCGGTGTCGCACGCGGGCGGCATGGTCGGGGCCGCAGCACCGATGCGCGCGGTCCCGGCCCTCGCATTCGCCGGTGCCCCGCGTCTGCATTCCGGCGGTTGGGCCGGGCTTGCCCATGACGAAGTGCCGACCATCTTGCAGCGCGGCGAGCGGGTGCTGTCGCGCCGCGAGGTGGCGGCGGGGATCGGCTCTGGCGCGGGTAATGGCGGCATCAGCATCAGCATTGATGCGCGCGGAGCGGTGGCGGGGGTGGCCGAGCAGATCGACGCCAAGCTGCGCGCCGCGCTGCCGGAGATTGCCCGCATCGCCAAAGCCAGCGTTGCCGATGGGCGGCGGCGTGGCCATGCGATTTGAGCGAAAGCATCCCCAATGATCCCGGAATTGCCCCTGACCCTTGTCACCAGCCTCGAACGCCGCCTGGTCACCGCCACCTCGCTCGCGACCTCGCCCTTCACCGGCAGCGCGCAGCTGCAGGACTGGGGCGGCGAATGGTGGGAGTATCAGATCGAGATGGCGCAGACCCAGGGCCGCGACGGACGCCGTCTCGCTGCGTTCTTCGCGCAACTGGGCGGTGCGCGCGGGCGGTTCCTGTTCCGCGATCCGGCCGTCGTGCAAAGCCCCAGCGCGGGTGACCCCATCGTCGATGGCGCTGGGCAATCGGGCAACCTGCTTGCCACCCGCGGCTGGGTACCGGATGTGCCCGCGTTGTTGGTAGGTGATTTCCTGTCGCTCGGGGCGGATAGTGCGACGCGGCTCTATCAGGTCAGCGCCGATGCCGCAGCTGATGCCGGCGGGCGCGCAACGCTCAGCCTCGTGCCAAGGCTGCGCGCGGCCCCTGCCGACGGCGCATCGCTCGAGGTCGCAGCCCCGGCGGTGTTGCTGCGCCTCTCCGCCCCGGTGCCCGCCCGCATCGGTCGCGCCGACAGCTACCGCTTTTCTTTCACCGCCCGCGAGGCGCTATGAACCGCGATCTCACCCCCGCCTTTGCTGCAGCCCTCGCCGAGGCAGAACTGCGGCCTGCGATCTTCTTCGAGGGCCAGTTCGCAACTGGTTGGTTGCGGCTCTGGTCGGGGCTGGGCGAGATCGCCTGGAATGGCCACACTTGGGCCGGGGCCGGATCGCTGCTCGGCATCGGGGGCATCGACGAGCGCGGTGAGGTGGTAGCCTCCGGCACCACGATTTCGCTCTCCGGAGTGCCGCTCGACATGGTGCAACTGGCGATCGGCGAGGCTCGCCAAGGTCTGCCGGGCCGCATCTGGCTGGCGCTGCTGACAAAGGGCGGCAGCATCATCGCAGACCCGGTGCAGGCATTTGCAGGCCGCCTCGATGTGCCGCAGATCACCGACGACGCTGCGACCTGCACGATAACGCTGAGCTACGAGAGCCGGTTGATCGACCTCACTACCCCCCGCAGCTGGCGCTACACGCATGAGAGCCAGCAGGCGCTCTATCCGGGCGATCGGGGGTTCGAATATGTCACGGCAATCCAGGACAAGGAGGTGACCTGGGGGCGGGGGTGAATGGCTAGCGGGCGACATTACCCCGAGCTTTTCTCAGGCGGATGTGCTGAAAGCTCCCTGCTGACATCCGCTTTCGTCAAGCGTTCGGGTGTCACATTTCAAAGATCGTTACGATTTCGGGAGGCTACAAAGCGGCAGGACCCCATTTTCAATGATCGTTGACATTTCGCCGCTCAGTGCCCATGTTGCCGCTAGATTTCAACGATCGTTGGGGTGACCCACATGTCCGACTCGACCAAATTCTCAGCCCCGGTGCCCATCTCGAGCGCTTCCGACTTCGGGCGAATGATCCGAGCGCGGCGCAAGACACTGGGCTTGACGCAGGAGGACGTCGCGATGCAAAGCGGCATATCGCTGCCAACCGTCAGCGCAATCGAAAACGGCAAGGAGACCGCGCGGCTGGGCTTGGTGCTTCAGATTTGCCGCGACCTCGGGCTGCGCATCATGATCGAGATCTGAGCATGGCGCGGGTCGAGCTGGACATTCATCTGGAAGGGCGTCTCGGTCCAGTCGGGCGGCTTGAGGGGCTGGACGACGGGACCTTGATGTTCCGATACCTCACGGACGATCTTCCTTTCCCCATATCCATGTCGCTGCCCTTGCGCGAGGAACCCTACAGGGACGCGGCGTCCCGCGCTTTCTTTTCGAACCTGCTCTTTGAGAACGCGCAGCGCGAACAGGTGATGGAACGCCACAGTCTCGATTTCAACGATGTTGCGGGTCTGCTCTATCATCTGGGGAGGGATTGCCCGGGCACCATTTCCTGCGTGCCAAAGGGCGAAGGCCCCGCGAAACAACCCGGCAACCTGACGCAGGACTATGACCCGCTTGGGCCTGACGATCTTGCGGAAATCATGCGCTCGCTGCGTGATTTCCGGCGCTTGCCAGACAAGACGAGAGATCCTTCGCCCCTTGCGGGGGTTCAGGGGAAGGTCGCATTGGCGCGGCTTGCGGATGGCAGGTTTGGGTTTCCCAAGACTGACCGGAATGTTCCGACCACGCATATCCTGAAGGTCCCGAGGCTTGCAGACATGCGTTCGGTTGACCAGGAACATATTCTGATGGGTCTCATGGCCGCAGCCCAACGCCATCCCGTCGCCGCCACCAAAATCCTCGGCGAAGGCGATCTTCAAGGGCTTCTCATCACCCGATTTGACAGGCACCTCGATGGCACCTCGGTTTCCCGCGTTCACCAGGAAGACTTTTGCCAGGCTCTTGGGTTGGGGCCGCACCTGAAATATCAGCGCAATGGGACGCCCGAGAGGTCGTTTTCAGCGCGCTCGATCGGCCAACTGCTAAGCAAGACGGCAAACCCCGGTCTGGCAAGGCAGGCTTTTCTCGAGGTTTCGCTGGTCAACCTTCTGCTCGGGAACACTGACAACCACGCCAAGAACCACGCGTTGCTCTATCAAACGCCGCTACCCGTCTTCGCTCCGGTCTATGATGTGGTTTCCACGATCATTGACGATCGGGTCCTGCACCAACTGTCGTTCGATGTCGGCCGCGCAAACATGACCGACAAGATCAGCACCGCGGACATTGAGGCGTTGGTCATGGACTTGGGGTTTCCCCGGATGACCCCCGCGCTGCGCCGACGTCTGGGCTCGATTGTTAGCTCCGTAGCCGTGCAGATCGGCGAAATGGCGGGTCCTGCCCGAAAGCGGCTTGGGGATGCCATCGCCGAACAGGCCAGACCAATTGCCGCAGCACTCGGGCTGAAGATCGATATCCCCGAGCGCGATGCCATCTATCTGAACCGACCCGACTGACGGCACGGCTTGTCGCACATTTGGGCGCCAATCTGATGTCCCGTGTGGCGGGTGGCCATAACCGCGTTTTGCGGTGCGGATGGCAACGGGACCAATGGCGCGCACATTTCACGCGGCACTCTCCAAAATTGGTTCCCCCCATGCCCCGCCACACCCCGCAGCTGGCGCTACACGCATGAAAGCCAGCAGGCGCTGCATCCGGGCGGTCGGGGTTCGAACATGCCACCGCGATTCAGGACAAGGAGGTGACCTGGGGGCGGGGGTGAGAATTCACCCGGCGCAGCAACTCAGCTTTGCCACGTCGCGATCAAATGTCTGCGCGGCGAGTTTGAGGCCCTCGACCGTGGTCAGGTAGGGGAACAGCGTCTCGCCAAGCGCCTTGGCGGTCATGCCGAACTTCAGCGCGAGTGCCAGCGTCTGGATGCTGTCCGAGCCTTCGGGTGCCACGATCACGCCACCGAGCAGCCGGTCGGTCTTGGCGTCGGCGACCAGCTTGATCAGCCCGCGCGTATCGCGCGCGGCCAGCGCGCGGGGCACGTTGTCGAGGCTGAGGACCGAGGTCTTGACCTCATGCCCCGCCGCAAGCGCCTGCGCCTCGGTCAAGCCCACGCCCGCCACCTGCGGGTCGGAAAACACCACCCAGGGCATCGCGGCGTTGTCATAGCGCTCGGCCCCATCCAGCACTGCGTTGCGGGCAGCGAGCTTGGCACCATAGGCGGCCATGTAGACGAACTGGTCGCGGTCGGTCACATCGCCCGCCGCATAGGTGCCGGGGCGCGAGGTCGCCATGTCGTCGCCCACAATGATCGCGCCGCGTTTGTCGGTGGCAATGCCCGCCTCGACCAGCCCCAGCCCATCGGTGTTGGGGCTGCGCCCGGTGGTTGCCACCAGATGATCGGCAGCAAGATCGAGCGTCTTGCCCGCCACCTCGATGGTAAGCACCGCGCCACCTGCCGCGCCGGGCCGGCAGCGGATGTAGCGCGCGCCGTCGTGCACGGTAATGCCCTCATCGCGGAACACCTGCGTCAGTGCCTCGGAAACCTCGGGCTCGGCCTGCGGCAAGAGGCGCGAGCGGCAAACGAGGGTGACCTTTACCCCCATCCGCGCCATCATCTGCGCCAGTTCCGCGCCGATATAGCCGCCGCCAAGGAAAATCAGGCCTTCGGGCATCACAGCGAGCGCCAGAAGCGAGGTGCTGTCGAGCGTCGGCACCCCGGCAATGCCCGGAATCGGCGGCAAGGCGGGCCGCGCGCCGGTGGCGATGATGATTTTCGGGGCAGCGATCAACCGCGCGCCGACCTGCACGCCACCGGGAGCCAGCCGCGCCGCGCCCTCATCGATATAGCTGATGCCCTCATAGCCGGGCAGCAGGTCGGCGTATTTCTTTTGCCGCAGCCCCGCCACCAGCGCATCCTTGCCCGCCACCAGTGCCGCCCAGTCATCAACCCGCGCCGCCCCCGATAAACCCGGAAAGCGCCGCGCCGTGCCCGCGCCGTGCAGCGCTTCCGCCGCGCGGATCATCGCCTTCGACGGCACGCAGCCGATGTTCACACAAGTGCCGCCGATCAGCCCGAGGCCAATAAGCGCCACCCGCTTGCCCGCCTCGGAGGCGGTGATCGCGGCAGAAAACCCCGCCGACCCGGCACCAATCACCGCGAGGTCGAAATCATTGCGGGCGGGAATGGTGCAGCAATCGTCCATGGTTTTTCCTTTCAGAGGGGTTTTGCGCGCCGCTGGCGGCGCCAGAGGGCATAGACTGTCAGCCCGACGAAAAAGCCGAGCGCGGGCAGCAGCACGTAATCAAGCCAGCCGAGCAGCGCCGACAGGCCGACCACGCCGAAGAGCACCACCAAAACCGGGGTGAAACAGCACAAGGCCAGCAGCACGCTGCCGATGATGCCGGTTTTCAAAAGCCGGCGGTCGGGCGGCATCGGCGCATGAGCATTCGCAGTGTTCGCGTGATCGTCGGTCATCGGTCGGCACCTTGCATTGTCGTTGCATCCTGCCTACGGTCTGTAGCAACTACAGATGCAAGGGATATCTTCATGCCATCGCCTCACGAAGCCGTGACCTTTTTCGACAAGGCCCTGCGGCGCGCCGATCTGGCGCGGGCTACCGGCTGCAATCTCGAAACCATCCGGTATTACGAGGGCGTGGGACTGCTGCCGCCCCCGGCCCGCACTGCGGCGGGCCACCGCAGCTATGGCACGGCAGACGTGCAGCGCCTGCGCTTCATCCTGCGGGCGCGCGAGCTGGGCTTTACGCTGGAAGATGTCCGCGGGCTTCAGGGCCTTGGCGACGGCGCGCTGCTGAGCTGCGCCGAGGTCAGGGACAAGGCCGAGGCGCATCTGGCCGAGGTGCGCGCCAAGATCGCCGACTTGCAGCGCATCGAGCAGGTCTTGTTCGACACCGTGGGGCGATGCTCGGGGCAAGACGTGCCGCGCTGCGCGGTGCTCGAAGCCTTGTCTGCCTGACCCGTTTGGGCGCGCTGACGTCGAAATTGTCCCATATCACCAACGTTCTGGGCTGCGCTTGCAGCCAGCTGATCCGAACACACGGATGAGTACCAACCTCGTTCGACGGGCGATTCTCGCGTCGTAACAATCATCCCGTTGTCTCCGCATCCGTCCTTTGCAACTGCTCACGAAACCGGCCCGACACCTGCCACGCTCTGCCAGTGTGCGCCGCCCGTCGCGGACCGCACACCACTGACCTGAGACGTTTCCCCATGCCCCGCCACCCCGACTGGCCCCAGCGCCTCGCCGTGGCGATCGCTGCTGCCCGCGCGACCCCCTTCGCCTGGAGCCAGCACGACTGCCCGACCTTCGCCTTCGATACGCGCCGCGCGTTGACCGGCGAAGATACCGCCGCCCTCTGGCGCGGCCAGTATAGCTCCTACCGCGGAGGCCTTCGCCTGATGCGTCGCCTTGGCTGGCCAACGCTCGCTGCAATGGGCGACGCACTGCTTGGGCGGCCGCTTTCCACCACCTTGCTCGCGCAACGCGGTGACATCGTGCTTGGCCTCGATGGCCGCGGCTTCGGCGTCTGCCTCGGCGCGTCTGCCGTCGGCATGGCCCCCGCGGGCCTGATCAGCTTGCCACTATCCACCTGCACCCGGGCCTGGAGGGTCTGACCGATGCCGTTTCTTGCGCCCGTCATCACCGCCGTGGCGGGCTGGGTTGGCACGACACTGGCGGCAGGCGGCATTGGCGCGATGCTGCTGCGGCTTGGGGGCTCGCTGCTCTTGAGCTACGCGTCGCAAGCGTTGATGCCAAAGCCGAAGACGCCCGCCCGCACGGTGACGGTGCGCGCCCCGGTGATGCCGCGCGACATGGTTTACGGGCGCGCCCGCAAGGGCGGGGTGATCGTGTTCCTGCACGCCTCGGGGGCGAAGAGCCAGTTCCTGCATATGGTCGTAGTGCTCGCCGCACACCGCGTGAAGGCGATTGGCGCGGTCTGGTTCGAGGGCGAGATGGCGGTGGATGCTGCAGGCATCGCGGTCGGGCGCTGGGCCGGGAAGGTCACGCTCGAGAAGCGGCTTGGCACCGAGGATCAGACGGCGTTCGCGTCCCTCATGGCGAACCTGCCGGAGATGTGGACCGCCGAGCATCGGCTTGCCGGGTGCGCCGCCATCTACCTGCGCCTTGCCTACGATCAGGACGCCTTTCCGGGCGGCATTCCGAACATTGCGGTCGACATTGAGGGCAAGGACGACATCTATGACCCGCGCACCGGCGCGCGCGGCTACAGCGAGAACGCAGCGCTTTGCCTTGCGGATTATATGGCGCATCCGCGTTTCGGCATCGGCGCGGCAATCGCGGCGGGCGACGGTATCGACGCCGCGGCGCTGATCGAGGCGGCCAACATCTGCGACGAGGCGGTGCCGCTCGTGGATATCCCGACCGCCATTGCGTCGGGGTCCGTGCCCCCCGCCACGCCGCCCGCGCCGCGCTGGCAGCTGCAGCAGGGCTGGTGGCAAAGCCCGGGGCTCACCGGCAGCGGCTGGATCTGGCAGAGCCTCTTTGGCGCCCCACCCGGCACCGAACCGCCGCCCGAAGAAGTGGCCGGCGGTGGCATGGAGCCGCGTTACGCCTGCAATGGCGTGGTGTCGCTTGCCCAAGACCCGAAGACGGTGATTGAGGCGATGCTAAGCGCCATGGCGGGACGGGTGGCACATGCGGGCGGCGCTTGGCGGCTGATCGCGGGGGCGTATCGGTTGCCCGAGATCACGCTTACCGCCGATGACGTGCGCGCGGGCGGCATGGTTCTCGCCACGCGCGTGAGCCGCGCCGAAAGCTTCAACGCCGTGCGCGGCCAGTTCGTCAGCCCCGAGAACGACTGGCAGGCAGATGACTTCCCGGCGGTGACCAGTGCAATCTACCGCGCCGAGGACGGCGGCGACGAGGTCTGGCGGGATCTGTCGCTGCCGTTCACGATCTCGTCTTCCACAGCTCAGCGCCTCGCCAAGATCGAGCTTGAACGCGCAAGGCGCCAGATGAGCCTGCGCATTGCTGGCAAGCTTTCCGCCTGGGCGGCGGCGGTGGGCGAGACGGTGATGCTGGACTACGCCCGCTGGGGCTTTGCCGCAAAACCCTTCGAGGTGCAAAGCGTCAGCCTTGATCTCACCGCCGCGGGCGATGGCGCCGCCCTGCTGCCCGAGTTGATGCTGCGCGAGACCTCGCCGCTGGTTTATGACTGGGATGCCTCCGAAGAGGCGATCTATGCCGCCGCCCCCCGCACCACGCTGCCCTCGGCTTTCGATGTGCCGCCGCCCGGTGTGCCGCAGGTGCAGGAGGAACTCTACGTCACGCGCGACGGCGCCGGGGTGAAGGCGCTCGCGCGGCTGAGTTGGACCGCGGCGCCCTCGGGCTTTGTCAGCCAGTACCAGATCGAGGCGCGGCGCGCGGGGGCGGAGGACTGGCTGGACCAGGGCCGCACCGATGCCACTGCGCTCGAGATCCGCGACATCGCGCCCGGGACGTGGGAGTTTCGGGTGAAGGCGCTGTCGGTGCTCGGGGTCTCGTCCGACTGGCGCGCGACATCGGCCGAGATCCTCGGGCTTTCGGCACCGCCCGCGCAATTGCAGGGCCTCACGCTGCAGACCGCAGGCGGCCTCGCCATTCTCAAATGGCAGCGCAGCCCCGATGCCGATGTGCGGCTCGGCGGCAATATCGTGATCCGCCATTCGGGCGAGGCCGCCCCAAGCTGGGCTGCGAGCTACTCGATGGACCGGGTTTCCGGCAACGAGGCGATCGCGGTGCTGCCGCTGAAGCCCGGCGCTTACCTTCTGCGCGCCGAGGACAGCGGCGGGCGACTTGGGCCAATGGTCTCGGTCGCCACCGCAGGCGCGCAGGCACTTGGCTTCGCGCCATTGACCCACCTCGAGGCGGCGCCGCAGTTCAGCGGCACGCATGCGGGCACCGCGACGCGCGATGGCGCGCTCACACTGGGCGCGGCGGCGATGCTCGATGACTGGCCGGATGTGGATGCGGTGGCAAGTTTCGACTGGGAGGGCGGCGTGGTGGCCGAGGGCATCTACGCATTTGCTGCGGGGATTGATTTTGGCGCCGTCACCCGGGCGCGGTTGCGCAGCGTCATCGCGGTGGCGGGCTTTGCCGTGTTTGATCGGATCGACGCCCGCGCGGCGCTGCTCGATGCCTGGGAGGATTTCGACGGGGCCGAGGGTGCCGAGGTCGATGTGGTGATGGAATTCCGCGAGACCGACGACGACCCGGGCAGTGCCAGCCCCGGCTGGAGCGGCTGGAGCCGGATCGACGGTCACGAGATCGAGGCGCGCGGGGTCGAGGCCCGCGCCATCCTCTTGAGCTCCGACCCGGGCTTCGCGCCAAGGGTGAGCGCACTTGGACTTCATGCAGACGGGGTGGCCTGATGGCACAGACGACAAGCTTTGCAATCGCCAATGACAGCGGCGTTGCCGTGCGCGCGCGCCTCAACGAGGTGCTGGCAGCGCTCGCCTCGAGCAACGCGGGGGCAACTGCGCCGGCCACCACCGCGCCCGGCATGCTCTGGTTCGACACCGGGGTGACGCCGCCCACGCTCCGCCGTCGCAATGCCGCCAATGACGGCTGGCAGGCGGATCGCGACCCGGTGCTGACCACCTTTGAGGCCGCCCGCATCACCTTGCGCAGTGCCGATGGCGCCGAGACGCTCGCCGACTTCCTCGCCAATGGCGGCGCCTATCTGCGCCACGACAACGTCAACCGCTTCTGGACCACCGCCACCGGCGCCGAGATCTACGGCGCGCTCGAGGTCGACACCATCAACGGCGCGGCCCTCGCCGGCGGCTACTTCGTCCCCAGCACCTCGCTCGTCGATGATGGCACCAGGTCGAGCGGCACTTACGCGCCCGCGCCCTCGGCCACATCCGGCAACTTCCGCAAGGTGGCGAACGGCGGCGCCTTCACCCTTGCCGCTGTTACGGGGACCAACTCCTTCACCGCACTCGTGCTGATCACTAACAGCGCCACCGCAGGCGCGATCACCCTCTCGGGCTTCACCAAGACCACGGGCGATCCCTTCACCACCACGTCGGGCGACGCCTTCTTCGTCTTCATCGCCAAACTCGGTGACAAGACCCTGGCCAGCGTGGTGGCGCTGCAATGAGCGCTTTCCCCCTGATGCCCATCCTGCCGCCGCACGACATCCTGCGTGGGGTCACACTCGCGGTCTCCGCCACCTCGACCGCTGCCACCATCACCATGCCCGCCGGGGTGCGCGCGGGCGATCTGGCGTTTCTCTTCGACGCCCCCGCCGGGGGCAACTCGCCCCGCGTCGTGCCCGCGGGCTTCACCTCGCTTTATGCCATCGCCACCAGCGGCGGCTGGGGTCGTCATCATGGCGTGGCAATGCGCCTCATCACGAGCGCCGCCGAGGGCGGCACCACGCTGACGGGGAGCGTGGGAACTGTCGATCCCGGCACCGGCGTCGTCAACAGCCGCAAGATCCTGCTGGTGTTCCGCGGCAACGTGCCGATCCGCAGTGTCACCTATGTGCCCGGCGTCAGCACCGGCTCGAACGGCAACCCGGGTACCGTCACCCTGCTCTCGGGCGCGGGCACGCCGCCCCTGATCCTCTGGGGCTGCATCTCGACCACGGCGCATGCGACCACCCCCTTCGAGGCGGGCTATACCAACCCCGCTTTCGGCACCGAGCTGGCGCTCGAGGCGCTGCGCGTGGGTTACACCATCGTCAACCGCGGCGGCGCGCCTTTGAACCAGGCGGTCGACATGACCGACCTCGGCTCCTCGAACATGATCACCGCCGCCTATGTCACCCTGGAGGGATGAATGCTGGAACTGAAAGACAACGGCACCCTGATCGCCCTCGTCGCCCCCGGTGGCTGGGTCAACCTGCCGAACGGCGACCGTGTTTCGCCCGCAAAGGCGGGCTGGTCTAATGCGGATGGGTTCACCCTGAGCGAGGTGGCGGAGCCGGTGCCCGCCGTGCCCACGCCCGAAGAAGCCCTTGCGGCTCTGCGCGCGAGCATGTCGCCGCTCAGCCGCCGCCAGGTGTTCATTGGCCTCGTGGCTTCGGGGTTGGCTACCGCGCCGGAGGTGCTGGCAATCTCCGCGACAGGCACCGTTCCCGCCACCATCGAGGCCACCTTCGCGGCGATGCCAGAGCCGCAGCAAAGCTACGCGCGCATCACCTTCGCCGAGTTCACACTCGCCGAACGTCTCGATCCGACCACGCTCTTGCTGCAAGCGGCGGGTGGGCTGAGCGACGCCGAGCTCGATGCATTCTTTGTGGAATTCAGCGGGGTGTGAGGGGCGTGCGCAACCGACTGCCTCAGCGCACGCACCGCGCTCATCGCACCCGACCTTGGCTTGCCCGCCGCGGCAGGCCAGCCGCCCATCCCTGACCCTTTCAACCTGACGCCCCGGAGACCCCCGATGCTGCCCGATTGGGAAACCCTGCAAAAGACCTGGCCGCTGTTGGCCGCCCTCGCCGCCCTCTGGGCCCGCCTCGAGGTCGCCCGTGCTTTGGGCCGTGCGCAAACGCTGCACCAGGGGGCTGAACTCACCCGCCTCGAAGCCCGCGTCGACACCATGGACAAGGCCGCGCAAAACCACGCCGTCCAGCTCGGCCGCATCGAGGAAGCCCTGAAGGGCGTCGGCCACACGCTCGAACGCATCGACCGCAAGATCGGGAACTAGGATCAGGCGTCTGCGAATAGCCTGGGGAACAGCACATCATGTGTCTGGCTCGGAAAGCGCAAAGCCAGCGCGCCTTTCGGGGTCACGGAGGCCAGAATGCCATCTTTGGTCATTTCGTCGGTCAGGCGCTGCGCTGTTCTGGCGGATACTCCGGTCAGGATCGGCACTTCGCCCCGAGTTACCTCGCCCTTCAACAATACCGCGCGCAGCAGCGTTGGGGCCTCGTCGCGCATGCCATGCAGCGCCGCATATCGCGTCAGCCGATCGCCAAGGCCGCCAAAATCGAACATCTCGGTCATGAAGTTGATCTGGTCGAGGCAACACCGCAGAAACCAGTCAGCGAAGCTGACCAAGGCGGACAGCGAGCGATCCCCGCGACCGTCCCGGTCTCCCTGACGGTCCCGATCGGCAAGCTGCATCATTGCCTTGTACTCTTCCCGTCCGGGCAGACCGCCCGCAAGGCCGCGCGCGAGGCCGCGCGACACCGACCAGAGCCCGCCCGCGCCGATCCCGGCATGATGCGCCATTGCGTGCGATACAAGTCGACTGACGCGCCCATTGCCATCATAGAAAGGGTGGATCCAGTTCAGACGGTGGTGGCCGGTCGCAATCGCCAGAATTCTTGCGGTACGGCCCATCCGGTCGATGCGGAAACGCTGGTGGAAATAGTCCATGAAGCCCGGCACGCGGTCGTATGGCGGCGGGACATGCAGCCCGACTTCGACATCGCCCTCGCGCCATCTCCCGGGTACCATTGTAACCTGCTCGTTGATCGTCAACGCTTCCGGTGACGCCCCGCCGTAAAACTCCTGATGCAGCCACCGAATGAACTCGGGCGTCGAAGGATCGCCGAGCGTGCCTTCGGATGCCTTGGCATCGATGGCCGCCTGCAGCCGCACATGTGCGGCACCTTCCTGCTGTAACGCGCGCCTGGCGGGATCTTCATCGAGATCCCCCGAAAGCGCGCGTTCGATGTCGCGCGGTCGCGTGTTGTGACCCTCGATCCGGTTGGAATAGTAGGAGTTCATCAGCCGCACCATCGCCGCCAGATCTGCAAGTGTTCGCGCGGGCAGGTTCCTGCCAAGCTGCGCGGAGCGATGGATCAGGTCCCCCGCGAGATCCGAAAGTTTCTCCGGAATCTCCTCGATGCGGGCAGGCTCCATCCGACTCGGGGCAATGATCATCTCTGTTTGGCCGATCTGTTGTTTGAGCAACCATAGCCTTTGCAATGGTTTTTCGCAAGTCACTGTCGTCTTTGGCTGATCTTGTTGGCGGATGTTCTGCTGCTCCGTTCCAGCGTCGGCCGAGTGCTCGCCGCCTTACTACCGAGCCGCGTGTGTCGCGAAACCATTCACGGCTCGCATCCAGCGTAACCCTCGCCCGAAGTTCGACATGTCAAGGAGACCACCATGACCACCACCACCTATCCGCATTTCCGCGACGTGCCCGCGAGCGCCTGGCGCTGGCCGAACTTCTCGCCCGCCGAGATCGCCTGCCGCGGCACCGGCGCGCTGAAGCTCAACACCGACGCGATGGACAAGCTGCAGGCCCTGCGAGCGGCACTCGCTAAGCCGCTGATCGTGCTTTCTGCTTACCGCAGCCCCGAGCACAACAAGGCGGTCGGTGGTGCCCCGGCATCGAAACACATGCTGGGCGAGGCCTTTGATATCGCAATGGCGAACCACGACCCCACAGCCTTCGAGGCTGCAGCCCGCAAGGCCGGGTTCCTCGGCTTCGGCTTCTATCCGCGCTCGGGTTTCATGCACATCGACCTAGGCCCAGCACGCGAATGGGGTGAGCGGTTTCCGGCGCGGGCCACGGCATTTGCACCGGAAGTGCCGCCCGCCCGCGAGGCGCTGGCCGAAAGCCGCACGCTCAAAGGCAGTGGTGCCGCCGGGGCAGCCACTGTCGGCGCTGCCGGGGTCGAGCTGGCGCGCGAGGTTCTGGGCGAGACGCAATCCGCAATCCAGCCGCTGGTGCCCTACCTCGACACGCTCCGCTGGCTCTTCATCGCCGTGGCGATCGCTGGCAT